AAATTAAAATTTCATATCGATAATAAAAAAATCTGCATGGTAGGAAATAAATTCATTTTTTATAAATTCATGTATTTTATCTAAATCACCAATATATGATATTTCATTTTTAAAAGAATCTTCATTTAATCCCCAATTATAATCACAAAATGAATCCTTTACTTTCTTTTCTATAATAGATAATAATTTTCTATCTTCACAACAAAAGAAACATAAAGGCGTAAAAGAAAAATCTAATTTTTTTACTTTATTTTCAAGATTATACATACGATTACTACCTATATAACTAACGCCTATTTTTAATCGATTATCTCCTATTTTTACCAAATAAATTTTATAATTTTTATGTGATAAATCTAATTTATAATTATTAATAATATCTAATTGTTTTTTGTGATAATATTCTTTCCTATAATCAGTTATTTTACTTTTATTTTTTAAATAATATTCTCGTGCTTTTTCTTTATTATTTTCATAATAATTTTTCTTCTTTTGATACTCTTTAACCCTTAATTTAATTCTTTCCTTGTTTTCTTGATAGTACTCTTTAGAATTGAATTTTTGATTTTTATTTTTCATTTTAATAATAAAAAAAAGCAACTTTTACTCGTTTGACTCGTACCTCAAACTTTCAAAATTGCCTTATTTATGTTTTTTATATAACGTGTACGAGACGCTATTTATTTTTACAAATATAGAAAACTTTATTTAATTACAAAATAGTTTTGTCGTTTGTATATTCATGGTCAAGTTCGTTTAACTCTTCCTCCATAAAGAAATTTTTATCCTGATGGTTGTACAAAATATTTCTTATCGGACCACCCGTAAAAGATTCAGGAAGCACACAATTCAAAGTTGTGGTATCTGACTTTTCATCAAATTTCATTGTAATACTATCCACCATGAAACGATTGTAAGCGTAACAATATAAATAGTGATTATGCACGTTTACTATTTCGCCTGGATAAATTTCATCAAATAACCCCTGAAGCTCAATACTCAATTCAATAGCTTTCAATTCTGAAGCCAATTCATTATCGGCAGCATCTTGCGTTTGAGCATCATCGCCTGAACTCATTATCTTTGTTGTAGGACGATATTTTGCAACCAAAGTATTCTTTGCTGTATCTATTGTAGAAACTCCTGCATTTTCATCGCTAGGCTGTCTAACGATGTTTATATCGGAATGTAATGCTTGACCATTAAAATCTAACTGCATACTAATACTATTTCCTTTTGTAAAAAAATAGTTTGGAAGTTGATTGTAATCGGGTTGAAACAATAGTACATCCCCATATTCATTATGCGACAACACTATATTTTTTTGACTTGCCAACTTCGCTAGATAATCCTTAATTGTTTCTGTAGGACTTTGAGTGGTGCGCCCGAATACCGAATTTGATTTAGCTTTTAAAGTTTCAAAGTCATTTTTCTTTCTTGCTTTGGTTTTCTTTAATGCTTTAGTATGCACAACTAAATCAGAAATACTTTTGCCTTGATCAGACATCTTTACTTTTATCCCAAATAATCCGCATAAATGAGTGGCAATATCTAAAAGCGATTTATTAGTACTTTCCAAAGGATATGAGCTAGGAGGAACAGAAACATCTTCCAATATTCCCGATTTAGAATATCCTGAAATAATTATCAAATTACGTCCTTTATCGGACTTGAAACGATGATTTAATACCGTTCCTGTAAAAATTAATTTATTTTTTGAATTATAGATTTGTATATCTTTATATTGAAGCGGCTTGAATAATTCTTGATATTCTTTTAGTTGTGGTTGGTAGTAGGTTGAAAATTCAAAAGTGGAAGCAATAGAATCTAATCTTAATTCTATTGTACCACTAGTAAAATAAGAGATTTCATTTTTGTCGATAACAACTTTAAACGCCATAATTTCATTGGTATAAAAAAATATTTTTTTATTTTGTGTAGGACACTTCTCTACCTTTTTTCACTAGGAATAATTCATTAAATTTTAGATTATTTGTTTGAATAAAAGTATCAATATTTTCATCGTTTACATCTAATCCCAAATATCTGTGAGTTAATAAAATAACATTTGTATCTTTTGGCACAACTACAATTCTCTCTTTTTTAGCTCCAAATGTGAATGTATATAAATTAGCCAAAGTATAATTAAATAAAATATCCAATTGCATTTGAGCTTCGGCATCAGGACTATAAGCATTATTCACATTTCCAATAGGAACGCTAATTTCGTCTAATGTGGCTTGATAATCATTTTTTAGAGTATTTAGTTTATCGAACCATTTTTTAACGTCAGAAACCAAAATATAATCGCCTGTAATCGGAGTAACCAATACCACAGAAATTAAAGATAATACCGTTCCTGCCATTGATTCATAATACTTTTTTTCAGCCAATGTTTCAAGTGATTGTTTCAGCTTCCAATAAATATTTTCGTATGCTGCCACCCTACCTTTAATTGCTTGTTCGTAAATTGCAGGTAATTCCAAAAATCCTTGAACGGTATTAATTACGTTTAAAGGGTCAGCCAGTAGTCCATCAATTGCTTGAAGTCCAGAGTTAAAAGCATTTTGTAAATCTCCGTAGGAATTCGTTACAGCAGGGTCAGGCAAATCGTTTAACTCTGCCATCATTACATTAAGATTTTCTGTTTGTGTGGCTACATCAATAGGACTATAAGCAGTTTGAACAAATGGTGTTGATAAAGCAGTTAAACAAATATCTCGTTGATTCATAGTATTATCCTTAACACTAAAATTTGAGAAAGGAAAATCGGGACTTATACTTTCCCAAAAAGGTACCGTAATTTCAGTAATATTCAAAGAATCGTCATTACGTTTTATTGATAATGGTTGACCTTTTAAAGTTCCATAAATTGGGTGTTCTACAATCCATTGTCTTGGGTCATCACATGATAACTCAAAGTTATCTGCTTGGTCGATATTTTCTGCACCATCAAACCAAAATACCAAATTAAATTTTCCTCCTTGTGGTCGCTTTCTGTCAACCAATGTTCCGTAAACATTTATAAAATTAAAGTCAGAAGTATTAAATTCAACCTCTTTTTCGCCACCTTTCCACAATGGAAAATATACATTACCATCGCCTGTAGTTATCTTAAACGGAATTTTTATTTTATCTTCCCAAATCATTTTACAAAATATTTATGTACAAATATAGAAATAATTATAACGTATTTGATTTATAACACAATTTTAGAACTTTTGGTACTTTTTATTATACATTATTCTCATATCTGTAAGTAGTTGTGAATAAGAAGTAATATAATTATTATCAATCAAAAAAGCCAATTTACTTTGTAAATCATTTAATTCTTGTAGTTGTTCTTGAGTTGCTGATTGTCGTAAATTTTTTCCTTTTTTATTATAAACAATCCATTGCATTGCTATTGCAACTTCTCTAAAATCATAATCTCTTAATTTCATTCCAGAAGCAGAAAGTGAAATATAATTATCTCCTGCATCATTTCTTTGTTTTATCAATTCATCATAAACAAATTTTATTACTGATAATTTGAATTTAGGATTTAACCACATAGCAAAATCAATAAACAAATAAGGGTGCATCCAAACTTCATCTTTTGTTTTACCTTTTGAGGTATTTATTCCTTTTTTATGGATAAAAGCCATATCCGAAATTTCGGATTGGGTTAATTCTTCATTAAGCACTTCAACAAATTCTATTGTCTTTTTTGAAGATAAAAAATCAAGCATTTGTCTTTTAGAATTTCCTTTTTTTAAATTCCATTGAGTAAGCAAAATGTTTGCATCAAAATAACCATCTTTTGTTCTTTGAGAAATATCAAAATTTCCCATTTTTCTAATCATTACTACATTTGTTTTCAAAATTTCGATTTTTTTTGATTAATATTATATATAAATATCTGATAAACTATAATTGCTAAGAGCAAGAAAAACTTTTGAGTGAGCATAGGAAGTCCTAGTACATAAAACTCAAAAATTGAGTAATTATGTACTAGGGATTTCCTATTTTTGATTGAATTATTTTGCTTGTCGCTGTCAAACCCCATCGTTCGGATAAATCAATTACTGTTGTTTATCTTAGTTCTATTTAGTTTCAGTAAAAACCCCTAGCATCGTCAGAACTTTAGGAAACGATTGCCCATTGCTTCTTTTATTTTGGCTTTAAAATAGATTCAGAAACGTAGTTACCCCGATAAACTCTCCTATTCGATTTGCTTTAGGTATTGGGTAAAAACAAAAAACCCCACAAAGGAGTCGCAGGACTTTGTAGGGTTGTATTGTCATCTATGGAAAGATTCAAAACGATACAATTCAGCTATCAAACCGAATTGCGACTCGTTTTGATGAGCCAAAGATATAAAACAATAATTAAATTATCCAAATAAAAAGTAAAAAAAGTTTATATTCGATATTAAATGTTTGAAAATGGCTATTGTAATTTATCATATTTACATTTGTAATTCACTATAAAATTATAAAATATGAATGAATTAATTAAAGTTACAGAATTAGACGGAAAACAACTTGTAAGTTCAAAACAACTTTATAAAACACTTGGTTTAGCTTCCCAACATTATGCAAAATGGTACGAGAAAAATTTAATATATAATGATTTTGCAATTGAAAGTGAAGATTATACTGAACTCCCCCCAAGTGGGAGAAGCAAAGATTTTGCAATAACTATTGAATTTGCTAAAAAAATTGCTATGATGACAAGAACTGAAAAGGGAGAGGTTGTTAGAAATTATTTTATTGAGTGTGAAAAAACTGCTAAAGATTTACTAGAAATTAACCCTCCTAAAAGATTGCCACAAACATATTCCGAAGCATTAAGAGAATTGGCAGATGTTACTGAAAAGAAATTAGCACTTGAAGAACGAAATGAAAAACTTGAACCACGTTCTAAATATTTTGAACAAATGATATTAACCGATGGTTTAATCTCAATGGAACAAACCGCCAAACTTTTAAATATAAAAGATATGGGCAGAAATAATCTTTTTAAAGCATTACGTAATGGAAACATCATTCAAAAACATAACACAAGTCCAAAGCAATATTATGTAGATAAAGGATATTTTGAACTTAAAGAAGAAATTATAATTGTAAGAAATATTCGTAAAGTAATTGTTACTACTTATGTAACTCAAAAGGGACTTGCTTTTATATTTAAGTTCTTTGGATTAACTAATAATAGCCTATCAAATTAAGATAGGCTTTTTTATAAAACTAAAAACACGCCTTTTGAGTTAGCGTGTTTAATGACTTTTAATTTCAAACAATTTATCCTATGAAAGAGATAGCAAATATAAAAACATTTTTTTAATAAACAAGCGTTGGTAAAATTATTTCCAAACTCTTGCGAATTGTCGCTCTGCATTTTTAGCGTAAAAACCTTCCATTTCCTTTGCAGTTACTTCGGCAGCCTTCTTGTTGAAGTGCGTTGCTTTGGCGTGTGCAATGTGTTGCCTTCTACTTCTCATAAAGAAGTCCATTTTTATATCAAGTTTACCTTTTCGTTTTCCTTTAAATCCTGAACTTATCTGCTTAACTTGAACAAAAAATGTTCCTTTTGAACTCTTAATAAATGTTGGTTTTCCTTCTCTTAAAGAAGCCAAAACATTGCTCATAAAAGCTAATTTTTTTCCTTTAATTGAACTACTTGTACCTTTAGCTACATTAGATTTAGCAAACCTTGCATTTCTTCTCACTAACTTTCTAGCACTACTAGAAATCCTTGTTTTTTTCATATACATAGCACCCGTATTGTCGCTTCCTCCAACCTCGTTATGCTCCATACCTTCCATTGCTTTTTGTCCTTTCAATTTGTCAGGGTCGGTATTTATAAAACCTACTTCGGAATACATTGATTTCACATCATAGCCTGTAGCCTTATTTACCCCCGTAAATTTCTTAAAGAAGGTTTTGTTCCTTACGGTCATATTTCGTTCAGCAGAAGCAAGAATATTGCCTTGTTTCATCGCAAATGCGCCATCGTTTAGGGTTGAACGTACCGCCATTGGAAATGCACTACGATTAATGCGTTCTAATTTGGCAGTTAAAGCGATAACGCTATCCGTATTGACTGAAAATTGTTGTACTGCCATAATCTAATTTTTAAAACCATTTAGTACAAACCTCGCCTGTACAAAAATAAATATTTCCATTGAAACTGATAAGTTGACCCGAAGCACCAACATAATTTCCTAAATCAATTTTTGTTCCAGAAGTAAGATTGTAATTACTCAAAATTCCATCTACAAAAGTTAATATCGAACCACCATGAATAAACGCATTATTTGTTTTTACGAATGATGATTCTATGTTATAGTTAGAAATAGATGTTAAAGTTTTTGCATTTGCATCATAAACTAAAGAACTTATAGAATTATCTTCAGATAAAGTATTTGTTCCATTTGTTATATAAACAGCTGTTGCACCATTAAAACCGACATAAACATAAGGATTGAAATCTTCAGAAGTACCAAAAGCAGTTCCACTTATCGAAACTGCACTTGAAGAACTTAAATCAGTCAAATCAAATTGTCTAAAAAAATAATTATTGGTACTTGGAACTAAACAAAAGCAAAGTACATATCCATTTACAATAAACATATCTTGAAGGATAACCGTAGAATCTTCCTCTTCAGTTTGGATAACTTGCTCTAAATTGTCTGAACTTGGTGCATCACTCATTAAAATTCCACCTTCTTGGTACCACATTTTATTTGAGCTATTGTAAGCTACAGGCGTTCCCAAAGAAGTATAAATTTCAGTTGGTGCTTCACTTAATGCACTCAAAGAATATGCTCTAGCATTGCTTTGGTCTAATACTATCAATATTGATTCCGAAGCCTTAAATCCTGTAGAAACAAAAGTGTATGTTTCCTCTCCATCGCCATTTCCAATAATAGTATAATCTGCACCATTATCATAATCTTCAGTTGCTCTTGCAATAAAAAAATACTTATTTGGAAGATAACTAAAATCAAAATTAACTTGCCAAACTGAACCTTCAATCGTTAAAACTTGCTCGGTATCATTCAATAAATTTGGTAGCTTTCGCATCGCATCTATGATTTGATATTGAGTGCTTTCCCCATCAAAAGCATTAGTTGGGTTAATGCCTGTAAGTTGCAAAACTTTGTAAAGATTGCTCAAAATGTCTTGCAAAACATCATCCACAACAGGCGTTCCTACAACTGCATCCGTTTCATTTTGTATTGCTGAACCAAATGGAATATTTGAATCTGCTCTTTTGGCTATTGGTAAATTTCCTAATACTTTCATTATTTATATTTTATAATTGAGTAACTTTAAAATGAACTCTTAAATTTTGTGTTTGTGCAACTATTTCAGATATTCTAAATGAGAATTGAGTTGCGTTAATAGGAACAAATATTGGACAAGTAATATTCTGATCATTAGAAGGATCTGAACTCATACCTTGAATACTCATTTCCACTAAATAATTGGTATCATCCATAGCATTAGCCAAAGTCACTACTACTTGCGATATGTTTGTTCCTGCTGTAGCTGTTGCGCTCACACAATCCCCACCTTTAGACGCTAAACTTCCTGAGCTATTACCAACATCTAATCCACCAAAAAAACCAATATTTCTAGGTAAATTTAATCCTGCAACAATATTAAAATGCGTATTTGGGTAAAGACCATTTTGCGAAGCTCCTGCTAAATAAGTAGGAGAATCAGAACCATTGACTCTTTTGATAAAAGCAGTTAAGTTACTCAATGGTGTTGTTCCTTTCGTATCAATAATACCTACATTTTCCTCCGCTTGTGTGCATTTTTTCAAATATGATAAATTTAAAATCATATCATCTAAAGAAACATCATCGGCTAATCTTACTAATGTTACCCCTGCACTCGTTTTAATCAATCTAACGTACTCATTTGCTTTAAATGAACCATTAGCAGTAAAAGCAAAAGTTGTTGTATCAGAGCCTTTAATTTGCGTTTGTGAAGCCAAATCAAAGCCTGCTTTACAAACTACCTGCTCATTCTCAAGCATGAATCCCAATTTTATCGGAACGCTTAATACCCCTGCATTATTTGAAAGTGGTAAAATGAAATCATTTTTTGAAGCCAAAGCACGAATAGCATCAATAATTTGATAGCCATTAGTTTCGTTATCAGGAAGTCCATTTGCAATAATTCCATATAAATCCATTAATTTGTCTTTATTTACATGAATATCACCATAGACCGATTCATTTACAGGGGTGCCATTACCTGCACCTGTGTTGTTTTTAATTCTACCATTTGGATATGCAGGATTGGAATTGTCTACATTTATGTTACTATTTAATTTTCTCATTTCTTTTTATTTATTACAAAATTATACATAATTTATGAATGTTAACGCTACCAAATGTGCAGACTTCAATTTTAATACTAATTCCTTAAATTCCTCTAATCGATTAAGTGGTACATCAGCAGAAGTACCTAACGTTTCTCCCCCGATAAAAAACGATGCCCACAAGTTTTCATCAGATACAGAAAACAATTCATTTGGCTTGTATGAATTAGCTATTATTTGTGCATCCGTTCCTCCATGTTGCGTTCCAACCCCATGTTGTGTATCGCTGCCATGCTCCACCATATCCAAAGATAAAGCCATTATCTCTTGTGGTGTTTTATAAACCCAAACTCCACCTTCCAAAAATCCATTTTCATGTAAATAAACATTGAATCCTGCTTGTTGTATTGCATACTCCAAATACTTAATATGCGCTCTTGCAGGTATATTTCTACCTCTTGCCATTCGCCTTGCAATTGCTTGTCGACGTGTTAAAGTGCTTAATGCAGTATTAGTAACCATTCCAAAGCGATATTCCCACAAAGCACAATCATCATCACTAAAATTGTCGGTATCTGGAATAGTTGAATCAATTGTGGCTTGTGCATCTTGAATGAAACGAATAAAGCTAACATTAAAAGCAGTATGCAATTTGTCTTTTATATCATCCTTGAACATATTAAATGCTCTTCCTGTAGGATAGAGTTGAATTGCCAAACCCGACACAATAGAAGCTAATGTACTTCCATTATAAGTCGGATATTTGAAAGGAGTTTTAAGTCCAAATGGTGTTTTAATCCCAAACGTGGTACTTTTTGATGTTACCTTGTACATATTATACTAATGTTCCGTTAATAGTTAAATATCTTAAATATGGAATAGTTCCCAAATCAAATTGATAGTTTGTAGTTGCATCCCCATCCACAAATAAATCCAATGTATCATAAAAATTTCCATTAACCAAACTTTCTGTTACTATGGATTGCACTTTCCCATAATACAAAATATCGTTTTTGTTTCGTTGCAAATCCGCTCCTGCAATAAACGGTCTAATCTTATAAAGCATATCAGTTAAACTCGCTTGAATTGTAGCTTGTACTGAACTTGAATTATCGTTTAATCCCGTTATCGTAATATCCACAGGAACTAAAACAACTGCTTGTAAATACAAATGCGCTTGTGCAGGTCGTCGCCCTCTTTCGTAAATTGCTTTTGTAATGTCAGGATCATAATTCAACACCGCTTCCACATCAGTCAATATCGTTCCTGTAGGCGTTCCTTTCCCATCAACAGAATCAACTAAAGTAGCTTCTACAAAAATATCTACTTGTCCAGGCAAACCATCTTGAACATAAGGATAAACTAATCTTACTCCTTGTGCATCAGTTGCCCATTGTCGATAATCTGCTCTACTTCCTCCTTGTGGCTCTAACTGAATAGCATTTAAAATAGCTTGTCGATATAATTCAACGGTTTCTCCTGCCTTTGGCTGTACTAAAACTTCCGTTACCGTTACCGTTTTATCAACCCCAATAACAGGCTCTGTAATGGTTAGATTATTGCCTATAGCTAAATTGTAAGTTGTTCCTGCACCAAGTGAACGAATGGTTATTACATCATCTGTTCCTGTACAAGTATATGCATTATCTAAAACGTAAAGTTGCCCTGAATTTAGCGAACCTTCATTACTTTTAAAAGTCAAATTTGTTCTTAAAACCGAACCTGCAACTCCTGAAACTGATACTTGAAAAGAGCCTACTGAATCAGAAAACATACCTCGATTAAGGTAAATCATTCCAAGCCTTTCAAGTGTTCCTCCATTGGCAGAAACATCAGCAGTATCAGGAAAAATATTATTTTGAATATCTCTTAAATAAAGATAGGCTAAATGGAATTGACCTGATAAAACAAGTGCCAAAGCATTTAAAACTTTTTTTAGATTATCGCTTTGTAAGTCTAATTTGTTTTTTAAATCACTAGAGATATTTCCGATTAAATCATTTATAGTTGGAATTGGCTTCATCCTAAATTGTTTTTTCTATTATTATTTCATTTTTTGCATTGTCATAAACCAATTGCAGTACTTTATCCTGTTGATTAGTTTTTTGACTAAAGCTAACTATTATTCTCAAATTATCTCTTCCTAAAATCTGTACATCAATCGTATAATTCATTAATGATTTTAAGTACGCTAAATCAACGTTTATTGCTTGAATGATACTCAACCTACCCGAACTATTTAATGTCGTATTTTGGATAGTCCTTTCCGTTTCTGAATTGAATTGCTTGGTTAGTTCGTTTTTCCAAACCAAAGAATTTCCCCAATAGTCAAAACGTTCCTCTGTATCTAAATAACTAATCTTTGTACTCGCTTCAATGTTTCCTCCAAATAAAGCCAAAAATATCTGTTGATAAAGAGATTCCCCCATTAGTAAATCATCATCTACAATAGAAAAATCCCCTCCTGCTCCTGTTTCAAATAAATTTATATCTGTTGTTATCATTATCTTTTACCTTGATTTGGTGTTATCACTGGATTTATTCCTTTTGGTGGTGTTCCATCAACATCAACTTTATATCCTTCAGGAGCAGTAATATTCAAGTTTAAATCTCCGCTTTTACTTTTGATAAATTCTTGAATATCTTTCATATTTGAATTACTTTCCCCTGCTAAATTTTTTGGTGCTGAATCAGTACTTGTAGAAGGAACGGTAACAGGAGTTTTATTAGCATTGAATAAATTTCCTGTAAACGGTTTTAATGGTGGTAATTTTGCTATTTCAGCTTGTTTATCAGATTTTCTTTGAGCAATATTTCCTAAAATACTTCCACTAACTATTTTCTGTGTGCTTATATTTTGAGGCGTATTAAATTCTGTCAAACCTTTTTGTTTTTTTAATTCTTTAGCCATTATACCGGTAGAATTAATCCAAGCATCATTATTTCTAGATAATGCACTTACTTGTTTATTAACCATCATATCGGTAGAATCTATTGAACTTACCATTGCATAAGTAAGAAGACCTAATACAGCTACAATAGCTAATGCAGGAGCAAGTAAAGCAACTTCAGCAGTTACCATTGACCACATAACGCCTAATAAAGACTCTCCTGTTAATGATGCTACTGCTTGTGCTGCTGAAATACCCAGAGTAACCGCTTCATAAGTTTTTCCTACCCAAGCTACAAAAGCCATTCCTTGAGCTAATCCATAAAATAAAAACGCCCCTACTTTTGCAACTACTCCTAAAATCAATAACCACTTCGCAACAGTCATTAATGTAGTGGCAAAGCCTTTATTTTTTTCTGCCCAAGAAGCTAATCCTCCTACCATTTTTGATGCAGATTCAGCCATATCTTTTATTCTAGGAAGCAAAGAATCCCCAATAGTAATAGCTAATATTTTCGCTTCATTTTTAAGCCTATTCCATTTTATTTGAGTGTTTTCCTTTGCTCTCAACATAGCCTCTCCCACTTTTGTAGTATTATCTGCTAATAAACCCATTATTTTAGATTCATCTTTTAATGCGGCACCTGCTAATAATGATGCAGCAGCTAAAGCACCTTGTCTTGGAAATATAGTAGCTAATTCAATACCCATTTTTTTTGCTTGTTTTGCAATAGCGACTATAGCAGGAACCACACCTCCTTTTAGTTTTATCAAATCTGTTCCTGACCTTGCTCCTAAAGGAAGAATTACTTTTTGTAGTTCATTTTGTTTTTTTGTGTAATCAGACATCCCAATACCCGAAGAGCTTAATCCCTTTTTTAATTTAGAACCCATTTTCATAAAAGACATAGAAGCTAATCCCAAAGCATTTTGAACTTCCGAAGCAGGCATTGTAGTTGTTGTCATTGCAGAAGTAGCCGCTAAATACTCTTTATATTTACCTCCTGCTAATCCAAACAAAACAGCATTTTTGGCAAAAGATTGACTCATATCATTAATCTTTAATTTACCATTTTGTACAGTTTTAGCAATATCTTCAAATACTTCATTTGCTTTTAATCCCTCGCCTCTAAACCCATTTAATGAGCCAATCATTACTTCTGTAGCTTGTTGCATAGTACCAATCCCTGCAACTGATAATTTAGCAGCATAATTCAAAGCATTAGAAGCATCAACTCCTTTAATTTGAGCAGAAGCTAACTCATAAAACTGACTTGCCAAATCATCTAACGGAACTCCTGTACTTTTTGCTACATCAAAAATAGTTTGCTTAATATTTTCTAATTCTTGAGGTGTTGCGTTTAAGATAGTATTAAGATTAGATAATTTATCCTCAAAGGTCATTGCTTCATTCACAGCATATCCTAAACCTGCTCCAATAGCAACTCCTGCTCCAAGCATTTTATTACCTGCTGAATTGAAACTCCTACTTGTTCGCATTGCTGCCGCTTGTGCTGTAGCTTCAAAAGCAGTTGTTTTTCGTGTCATTTTGGAAACAACATCGCTGAATTTATCTACAGCGGTAAAAATTGTCGGAACACGCATTGTAGCTATAGCCATAATTTTGTCTTTTAGTAAAAAACCCTCAAGCAGTTTTACTACTGTCTTGAGGGTTTTTAGTTTTTATTTAGTTTGTTAATGCGTTGGATTTCGTCGTACCAATATAATAAGCCTTCAAAATCGTAATCATCAACATACATCTCACTTATAGTTTTGGGAGTCCAATGGTAGTAATCAACAACGGTTTTTATTACGTTATCTAATCCTTCGCCATCAACTCCTAAGGAAAAACGGAAGCAATCTGACTTATAATATCATAATCATAAGCACTGAACTTGTCAATAGTCCTTAACGGTTGGTCAATGATGTAAGAAGTTACCTTTAATTGATATGTCAAAATATCTGTTTGGAGAACTAATCCTTTACCTAAACTCGCTTTTACCGTTGGACTAATTCTAGTACGGAAATTGATTTCCTTTACTACCACTTCCCCTGCTTCTTCATCCTTAATAGGATTTTTCAACATCAATTTAGGAATATTTGTATCTGCATCAAAAGAAACAAAACCATCCATGATTCCATCCAATACATCGGGATATGAATCCTCAAGTTTATTCCTTTCTACAGGCTTCTTTGAAAAAGCATTTACAAAGTTTTCTAAATCATCTAACGCTACTTCCTTACTTACTGTTGTTTGTTTCATCTCTACTTATTTTTAAAGGTTAATATTTTTGTAAATTTCCTCCACCTGCAACTTTCAATGATAATGTTCCTGCATTAGCATCAGTAGCTAAATCTCCAACAGGTCTGCCTGTACCTCTGTAGATAGCTCCTGAAATCATTGAAAATGTCCATAATCCCAAAGAAGGAGAACCTGCCATTAAATTCAAAGTTGATAATTCAATATCACTAATTTGGTCAATAGCAATAGGACCATCAACTGACCATCTTGCTCTGTTTAATTGCGACATCATATCTCCTGCTGAAGTTACTTGATTTGCATCATCGTTACCTCTGATTCCACCTTTATCAACGTTAAAGGTTTCATTTCCTTTTGGATAATAACGATAAGTATTTCCTAAATGATTGCATACAATTTCTTCGCAATCCCCGAATACAAAATTTGACATATCTTTTTATTTTTTAAAGTTAAAATCCTGCTTTAGCAGTAGTGCTTTCAATTCTAGCAATCCCCGTTCTCTTGTAACTGAATGTAGTTTCAAATCTGTTTGGATTTGTTGTACTAATCTGAACATTCAAACTTGCTTTTGAAAACTCTGGGTCGTTAATCAATGCTTTTTGAGCTTCCCCATCAAACAAATCATAAACAATACCTTTCCATTCACTTGGTTTGATACAACCATCTACATTCACAATTTGACTGTCTGCAACCAATGTTTTATCCTTCAAGTAGATTGTTTCTAACGTTCTATAAGAATCAGAAACATTCCAATCAATGTTCAAGTTTCTTGGATAAGAATATTGCAATGGCACTTCCCCATCAGGGTGGTATGTTGTAACCAAATCTTGAATTACATAAGCACCATTTTTCAATAATACAGTAGAACAACCTTTCTTAACAAGTAGATCACGATTGTTGTAATCTCTCATATCCTTTATGTTTCCATCAGCAGGAATTGGCATATCAGGATAAGCCATGTTATTCACATCTAAATTTGGATTATTTTGGAATACCACAGCAGCTAAAGCAACTACGTTAGCAGCAGCCTCCCATGAAAAACCTAATGAATTTGGAGCAGGACAAAGAACATTTGTTACTTGGTTTACTCTAGCTCCATTATCGGTAATAGCAGTTAAATCGCCATTACCACTTAAAGTACTTCCAAAGTAAGCGCAAAATGGTTTGAAGATTAATCCTGAATAACGCCCTGTTGGGTTAACATCATTTGGAACACCATTGAAAGCCTCTAAAACTGCTAATTGTGCTGTTCCGTATGAGTTAACAACGATTGTATTCCAATTATCTGAAAATTGAGTCAAAGCATCTGAAATGTCAACTGTTCCCGAACCAACAGAAGAATCAGTTTGAGAATAAGCTACTCCAACTGCATCTGTTCCGTAATTGATTTCAATACTTAATTCAGCACTTGTAGCACCTGACCATTTTGAAACAAAAGTGATAACTCCTGCTGTACTTTCAGCGGTACAAGGAGCAGATAAAACATTATTAATAACATCTACAATTTTCCCTGCAATTACCGTAGGAGTATCTCCCGTAGCAACTGAAAATGAATATGATTTGTAATCAATAGAATCTCTACCGTTTACAATCAATGTATGTGTAGCGTTTCCTGTTGCTGTTCCTGTAACAGTCCATTCACGCATTGTAGGCGTACCATCAGAAATTTGAGGATAAACGATTGTTGGAATACCACCAACCCCATCCCCTGATAATGGTCGCAAAATTCTCATAATACTATGAATTGGAGAACCATAACCAAACAAGTTTGCAGCTTCAACAGCACTTGTAACTTCTACTCCTGTAGTCGTTAATCCTGATTGATTAGCATCGTTTGCTTCTCCAAAAATAGCAATGACTTGAGGTAAATTTTGAGTATCATTTATAAATACCCCTTTTTTTACATTATAACCGCTAACTCTCGAAATTCTATCAAGACCAACAGCTGTTGAAATTGTACTCATTTGTATTTTTTTTAATTGTTAAAAACTAATTGTGTTCCGTATGGTGTATTATTGTATGAAATATTAGTAGTATTCCCTTGAAGCGCAACTGCATCCCACAATAATTGATTTTCTTGAACTCTTACACTAAATAAAATTCTCGCAAATCTGATATATGAACCATCTTGGTTACTTTGTCTTTCGTGGTTAGAGTAGTCATTATCAACAATGATTTTCTCTACATACTTCCCACCTATTAAGCCTCTTGGAAATCCTAAAGTATCAAGTTTCCCTGAACTTAAAATGTATCTCACAATTCCTAAATATCGATATAATTTATTCTTTGCTACAATACTTGCAGGAACATCCCCAATTCCAATTCCACAGCACCATAAATCAACATAATAAAGGCATTTCCCTTGCGAATCTTTGATTGTGTAACCTTCGTATTCAGCAAGTTTAAAATCTACTGAAATAGCGACATCCATGCTTTTATCAAATGGCTCTTGAAGTTCTAAAAAAACTTCTACATTATCATCAAAACTTTGAATAGTAACTTGGTTAGTAACTTCCTCTAAAAGAATCTCGGCTAATCGATTTCCAACTTGTTCAAATCCTTGTGTACCTATTTGTTCAGTTAAAATAGCCATAATTAAGATTCTCTATAATCCCCACACCAAATTGTTATTAATCCTAGATTTTCATCAGGCAAATTCTCTCGCACTTTGTAGTTTTTTAGTCCATCTGAACTATCAACAAAACTTACATAATGTCCGATTAAATCAACCTCTTCAATACCTTTTTTATTTGTCCGTACAGGATAGCCTTGATTTACTAAAGCTAATTCATCAAACGTACATTGAACTTTTTTTGTGTTGACCTGATTCCCATCAGTATCAAAAAAATTAACCACTTTGACCGCCCATCCTTGAATAGTAACCGTTTTGCTTTTATCTAGGTTAGTGAAAGTAATATCAATCTGATAACCACCACTATTAACAATATACTTTGCATCACGCTTTATAATATCGAACAGGCTTAGTGTCATTGTAGGTTTATTTTTTAAGCATTTGCATCAGCTACTTTTTCAGCAGCAGTTTTAGCTTTTGGCTTTGCATCAGTTGTAGCTTCTACATCAGCAGTAGTAGCTTCTACAACAGGAGCTTCTACATTTTCGGTATTCGCTTCAGTAGTTGTCGATTCAACATTTTCAGTTGCAGAAGAAGCCACATCAGCTACTTTTTCAGCAGGAGCATCTATTAATTCGATTGCTCTTGTATCTACCAATTCCCTTGCGTTGATTGTCAATTCAGAATCATCAATAACTTCCCCATGTTTTGCAATTCTGTTATTCTTAACGCAAATCGCAAGTGTAATTACTTTATATTTCATAATGAAAAAAATTACGGAAGTACTTGCATTGTATATATCTTATCAATTGTGAATGGAACCACAAGCGGAGCAGAAGTCAATTCGATTGTACTAGACAACGTTTTCAAATCTGAATAAGGTCTTATTAAGAATGGTGCTTCAACAATTCCAGGAACAGCAGAAGGCGTTCCATTTAATGTAGTTTGAACCATTGTTGGTAATCCACCAAATACTGTTTTCCCTTGAAAATCATCTGGAATCATTACAACAGTATTTTCAGCTAAATAGTACTGTGTAGCACCATTTTTGTCTGTATACTTCTCGTTGTAAGTCCAAATGTTAACAGAAAAATCTCCTGA